CAATGTACTGACCACTACAAGCGACAGGCATCCCTTTAGTAGTGCCCAAGTTAGCCAATGTAGGCGTTGAAGGACTAAGCCAGCCGTTCCAAATAACTTCAACGAACTTTGCATACCAATCTACTCCATCTTTAGGTGCATGTTTAGCTGCCGTAGCAGCGATCTGTTCTACACGGTTCTTAAAGCTTGTTGAGCCTTCCATGTACTTACTCTTGAACAGTCCCCATCCTCCGGTTTGATACCAAGTAGGCAGAAGTCCTTGTTGTTGCAGACGCTTACGTTCTGCACTCAAGAACTCATACTTGTTGTCCAACACTGGTGTGCTTACCATGTAAAGCCTTTCTCGTTCCACTTACGATTATACTGATTGCCAACTTTGGCAAAGAAGTCATGGATTGTACTAGAGCTGATGCCCAAGTAGAACCACTCAGAGACTGTATCACCAGTTTCATCAAAGATAGTGTCAAAGCCTAAATTGTTCAAACATACGTTAGCTCGTGCATTGACGAAGGCTTTCATGGCTGTAGCGTTGATACCTTCAATGTCCCCATGAGAGAACAACAGGTCAACAATGCGATGTTCATGATCCACCAGAGCCTTTGCTGCAACATTAATGCGCTCCCTCATCCATTCCTTATCCAGCTTGTTCTCTTCCATGTAGGTACGGAACAACCAAGCACCTGCTTCGTGGTGGATATTCTCATCTCGCACGGAGAAGTTAATACCTGCAACGAGGTTACTCAGCTTGTTCTTACCGTTACTCTGGAAGTGCTTCAGGAAAGCAAAGCTAGAGTAAAGGATACAGCCTTCCATCATTGAGAAGACAGCCAAGGAAAGGGGAATATCACGACTACCAGCAATAGCATCCAAGTACCCGACACGGCTAGCCAGTACAGGATCATACTGCCAAGATTGATGGAACTCTTCAGTAGCCAATCCAAGTAGTTCATTGATGCGGTTATAAAAGCGAGCATGTACATTACTTTCAAAGTAGCAGAAGGCATCAGCCATCAGACCAATATCAGGATGCTGGAAGTTAGGTTTAACAGTACCAGACCAATACTCATCACCCACAATACGTTCGTACTTGGTGAAGAGCTTGAGTGAAGTAGTAACACCATGGCGTTCAGCAGGAGTAAAGTCGGTAAGAATTGAGTGTACATCTTTTTCCAAATCAATCTCATCAAATGTCCAGAACACACCATTCTGTTTATCTGCAAAGGCTAGAGCCTCTGGATAGTCGAAGGTGTATGTTGTCTTCTTTGTTAGCAGGTTACGCATCAGTAAATTTCTCTCATCAGTTGTTCTTGTTTATCTTCAATGTAATCTTCAAAGCGCTCGATGATGTCATCGCTGTGGATATTAAGCAGCTCCAACAGCGTGACTTCATCAATACGTTGAAGCTTCTCTTTAAGCTCTTCAAACGTCAGATTCATAGTCATCAATCATCTTATCCAGATACCATCGAGCTTTTTTCAAGTCCTCTAGGCCATTCTTGTCCATGAAGCGCATCAGGTATTGCATCAGTTGTACGTAGTCGGCAATGAACATATGACTATAAAACATATGCACAGCTTCTTCATCAAACTTGTGGACTAGCTTTTGGATTACATCCCGAACCTCAATACCCTGCTCCTCGAACAACATGTAGTGCTTAGGCTTCTCTACAGGATCATGGGTAATTCCTTTATAGGATACCCAGAAGTCCTCAGAAGCAACGCCATTGGCGTTCGCAAACCAATCATCAATAGCTTCCTTCAGGGGCTGCGCTGAGTGACTAGGTGTCATATACAAATCTCCTTTTACGAAGTTAGAGTATCCGGTACAGGTAATACACGGAGTTTCTAAGTCCTTATCATTTAGTGCGTAGAAGCACGTATCACACTTGTTCACTGTACTTCCTTTTCAAGTAATCCAAAGACAAGAACATTTCATCTGATGTTCCGTCCTTGACTTCATTCAAAACAATCAGACCATGCCAGTGACTATTGCTTAACTGATCCATGTAATCTTCAGAATGCATGTAGTAACTGCCAGCAATGATAGCAGTAATCGGCTTACCATCAGCTCTTTTACCGTAAGCTACTTGGCGTCCTTGCTGATGGCCTGCAACACAACTCATATGTAACTTATTGATTATAGCAGCAGCAGTTCCGGCAGGGCGGCCCATCGCTCCTGTTGGCCAATAATGTGAGAAACCAATACCCCCAATAAACACAGGCTCTAAGAACTCGTGTACTTCCCAATCTTTCAAGTTCAAATGGTCATATGTCATCAGTCCTTCTAGCATTGGGTTATTCTGCACAGCTCGCGTCAACCTGTGGCAATGGTTACCTTTCAAGAACACCATCCGTGGTTTATAGACCTTATGCTTTGACTCTTTCTGAGACTTCTGCAAGTCCTTTAAAGGAGCCAAGAGCATATTCATTCCTTTGTTTCCTGCCTCAACGTCAGCAAGGTAGCGTTTACCCTCAAAGTATTTACTACCTGCTTTGTCATGGCTACTGAGACTCGGGAAATCCCAATGGTCTCCTAAATGCACAACCACATCAGGACGGTAATCGCAGATAGCTTTACCAGCCCATGTAAGGTGTTCTAGAGGGACATCAGGTTTGCACTGTGTGTCAGGGATGCACAGGATCTTCATGCTTACCAGTCTCCGAGATCATCATTACCAATCTCTTTTTCGTCTTCGTCATCGTTAAAGTATGCACCCTTCCACGGATCAGCATAGTCGGGGTAATGTTCGTACATAACGTCCAAATACTTAGGTTCTTCAATACGTACCTTGCTCATGATGTCATACTGAAACACTGACTCCAAGAAACGTACATAGTCATTCAACGCCTCTGTCCACGTAGGGCCGGGATTGTTGATGGCAGTGATGTAGACTTTACCCTCACAGTCTGTGTACTGGAAAGCGTAGCTTGTGTAATCTGTATCGTCATTCATCGCTCATCTCCTGACCCTGTGAGGGTATTGTTAAGTTTACGTGCTGCAAGTTTCTTCAAGTTCTTACTGGCAATATCCGCCAAGCTCCAACCCATTACAGTTGATAGACCAGCGATCTGCCAGAGCACATCACCAGCTTCCTTTTGCATTCCTTCTTCGTCCAAGACACCATCTCGAATCCACTTGGCATACTTACCCGCAACTTCACCAGCTTCAGAGGTGAGGTTAGAGATCATGTAAGCAGGGTTCTTAGCTGTCTCCATCGCTGTCTTGAACGCTAGTTCCTGATATTCATTTAGCAGCATTAGTCAATTCCTTTGCATAAAACAATTCTTTAACGGCAGGGAACTGTTCACAGACGATCAGTTTCACCTGTTCAGCAACCTCTCGGTGTTCCTTCTGCGTAGCCGCATCACAGCGAATATCCACATAGTGAAGCCAACTACGCAGATTACCTGCCATGTACATCCTGCTCATGGTCAACCCTTCAGGCAGTAGCTTTCGTGCTTGCTCTTTGGCAACCCCTTTGGCAAGAGCCATGTTATAAACCAACTCAGAGTCATCACGAATCCTTTTCTGTGCTTGGAACCACCAGTTATGCAGACTAGAGTCACCAACTTCAAGGCTGTTCTGTCGGTTCTTAGTATCCTGTAGGCGAACCTCGGACAACTCAAAACCTTGTACAGCAGCATACCGCTGGCTAAACTCTTGGAAGCTGAAGCTGCGATGTCGCAGAATCTGTCGTGCAATGTCGCGCGTTGTCTCGATCTCGATTGACAAGTGTACCATCTCCAGAGGAGACCAGTGTTTATTGTTAATCAAGTACTTCAACAACTTCGGGCCTGACTCTGTTGCATACTGGTTGTCCGGATTAGAGACACGAGCCATGAACGCTAAGAGGTCTTGAGCGTCTTTAATGCCCTTCTCAACCAGTCCCGGAGCAGGTACGGAATAGCATACCAAATTTACATTACTCACTTGCTTACAGTCCTTTCATAGCCTTCAATGGTGATGACTTCGTGCTCTCGCAGTTTCTCTCGGATGTTCTCCCATAAGCCTAAAGACTTTAAGAATTCCACTTCTTCAGTGGTGAAATCATAATGTATCTCTCGGTTATAAACTTCAGCTTTCATTGATCCACTCCTCTGGGATAATTTTATCAGCAAAGAGAAAGCCGTGTTTACGGCACCACATAGCGTAGGTTGTTTTTGAAGCTTTGCTGATCCGCGCATTAGAATTAGAAAACACAAATCTAATATCAACATCAGGATTGTGCTTCTTAACCATAATATGTTTCATCCGATCAGCTAGTAGAAATCTTCCTTTAGTCTCCACAATGATTCCATTGGGAAGTTTAAAGTCGGGCGTATAGATATGTTCAGAGGCAGGTCGAATGTATTTCAACTTAACTTTTTCATACGTATAAGACACACCTAACTGATCCAGTTGTTCCGCTACTCTTTCTTCGAGCCCACTGCGGAATCCGTACTTAGTTGCAACTTGTTTGGCAGTAATTTTACGTCCGGTTGCCATAATTCTCCTTCATATCGTCTCAGCCACAAGAGCTGTCCTTGTTCAGTAAAATACTCCAACGTATGCCCCAATTCTTGATACTTTTCCCACGCACAACGTAAGAGGTCTTCTTTCGTCTTTGCGTCTTGGAGAGCTTTAGCTGCCTTCTTCGGGCCAATGCCTGCCAAGCATGGGATATTGTCAGTCCTATCTCCAGTGAGAAGTTGCGTTGCAAACGACTTATACGCTGTGAACTCATCGACATAGTATCTCTCATCTTTGACAGGATTGTAGTGCCATCCTTGAAGCTGATCCAAGTCCTTATCCACATGCACGATCCAGCACTCATCCAAGAGCTTCGTGGACGCAATGGCTACGGTATCGTCAGCTTCCTCACCAACCGTAACGATAGCCCCATGACGCTTGACTAGATGCTCCCGCAGGGCTTCGTAGTGCTTAGGTCGTTGAACATCTTTACGGTTGCCTTTGTATGGCACTGTCTTGGCGATGTCATAACGGAAGTTAGATTTACCTGTAATCCAAGCTAGATAGTGGTCAGCCTTGAGATTGATGTAGATAAAGTCTTCTAGCCACTCCGTTAATCGTGCCTTAGCGATGCCGACTGGCTCATCTTCCGTACTGAAACCAATACGGTAGACTAAAAAGTCAGCATCGACAAGAGCAATCTTAGGTTCTTCCTTTTCATTCATACAAAACATTCACAGGGTTTCTCACAGAGATCATCCTGATATTCATTGATTTGTTTCTTAACTCGTGCAAAGAAAGTGCGAGGGTCTTCATGTTCATTCCCCTCAATACCTAATGCCTTCATCTTGTTAAACAGCGGTTCAAGTTCTTCAAGATAATCATCTTTCATAATGGAATATCCGATGAGTTCCTCCGCTTGTTTCGCTTTGTTCCAAATGTCTTGTCGTTCACAGAACACAATATACCAGTGCTGCTTACCTGCTTTAAGACATCCAGTACAGTTAGCGTGTTTGAACTTACCATACGTCAGAGGAGGCTCAATACCAATCTCTTTCGTACTTTGAATAGTACGCTCATTCCACAAAGCTAACGGATAATCAGATTTATACCCTATATTACCAAGAATACCTGATCGTCTTTGAACACGATGTAGTTCGTTCTTATCAAATCCGTAGTAAAGAACACAGTTCTTATCTGGAAAATACTTTTTCAAGTACTTCTCAAAAGGTTGAGTCTTCAGCCGATGTGTACACAGTGCCGTCCCTTTACCTACTTTAAAAGCGGAAGCATCTACAACAACATCAAACTGATCCTTAGTGTCCCACTCCGGATGATTAGCATAAGTTACGGGAATTTCAAGGTAGCCAGCAACTTCTTGCTTAAATCTTTTAATGTCAGCATTCTCCACATTGCTATGAATGTCGTGATTCAGAAGAATAGTGTTTGCTTTACCAAACTTACGAGCAACTTCAATAGCAACTAGAGCACTAGAGTGTCCTCCAGAATAACATACGATATGTTTTATCATTCCATCTTTCTAAAAAACGCTCTAACAAAGTAAGATTTTAGAAAAGCAACAACAGTGTTTAGAGCCACGAGAGCAATATTTGCAGATGTTGTTGCTTCAATTCCCAATAAAGGAAAGAAGATTAAGTTAGACACAAAAATTAAAACAGTTCCAGCAAATACTTGTGTTCCTGCTTCAATCAAGTGTCTAATATTTTCCTGCTTACAGGATGTCGTCATCGTCACCTTCGGCATCTTCACCGTAGACAACCAAATCAGTTACGATGATCTTGCTAATGCTCGGAGCAGAGCCAAACTTAGCTGACATCTTGTGGCGATAACTGCCAACCAAAGCAGTTACCTTAGTACCGTTACCGATCTTCTCAATAGCCACTGGATTACCTTCAGCGTCCACAGGCTCGAACAGGAACTTAGACTTACCGACAATGTAGTTACCCATTGTGTCTTTGTTCTTGATCATGATCCCTTGTTCCTTCAGAGCCTCACAAGCCTTGTCAGAGAGCATACCTAGTGTACATTCGTACTTGGTGTTGTCCTCATTGAACTTGGTGTTGAACTCTTTCATCCAATTAGCCCAGAAGAGTTGACCAGAGACTTTGACAGGTTTATTGTCCATTTGAATTTCCTTTAAATGTTATGAAAGTGACCGTCTTTCCGATCTGTCATGTTTGGTGCGCCTGACCTGACTCGAACAGGTAAGCCTTACGGCGGCAGATTTTAAATCTGCTGTGTTGACCAGTTTCACCACAGGCGCTTCTTACCTAATATTGTACAGCACTTTAACGTCATGTCAAGGGTTGTTACAATTATTTTCTTCAATATAGTCTGCTGCTTTACGCATCAGTTCTGGGTTGTCCTTGAACAGGCCCAAAGCTCTATTGCAGTTGTGACAAAGAAGTTTCCTGACTTTGCCTGTCTTATGACAATGATCAACAGCTAGTTTTTCGTTGTGGTTATTTTTACCAATCAGAAAACCTTCACTTTGACATAGATAACATTTGTTGTCTTGCTCTATTTTCATAGCAGCCAGATCAGCATCAGTTATACCATAGTTACGCTTGTAGTAAGAATTTTTACCTTTACATTTAGGACTACAATAGATATTGCATGGATTTGTAGGAGTAAAAACACTCCCGCAAGTTTTACAAGCTTTATCTTTAAAGTAACCCTGAGGATACTTAGTGGCAGTCATACCAGTTCTTCCCTACTCGATATTCAGCAGCAATAGGACAACGGAATCTTAACTGCTCACCCGCATTCGTAGCTGCATCAGCAACAATTTTTCCCACAATTTCTCCGTATTCTGCTGGGGTCTCTAATTGTACCTCATCATGTACCCATGCGAGTAGCTTATAAGGTATTTTCTTCGACTTCAGCTCATCAGTAAAACATACGATCCACTTCTTTGCAATAATAGCTCCTGCTGATTGTAACAGACTATTCAAAGCAGCATGTTCAGATCGAACCCAAATCTTTCGACCATCAATAGCTGGAACAAAGCCTTTAGCCGCTAACTTATCAACCTTTGCCTTCAACTTCTTCAAAGAAGGTGTGTTATTCAAAAAGTTGTCAATTAGTTTAGCTCCCTGCTTCGCTGATCCTCCGACAGTAGATCCAACCTTAGCTGCCCCTGCTCCGTACAGTACACTATAGGTCAGTGTCTTGCTCAAGTTACGTGCATCTTTATGCTCCTTTGTGTCTTCCTTCAACGTACCCATAGGAACCAAGCCAAAAGCCTGTGTGTTCTTCCAGTGTACGTCACCTTCCAACAATTCACGCTGCCATTCAGTATCTTGCATATAGTGCGACAAGCACCGTAATTCTACACCAGATAAGTCAACACCAACCTGCACATTCCCTTCCTCTACTGTCCAACACTGACGACACTCAGCACCATACACAGATGAGGTGTTAGGTATCTGGGCAAGATTTGGTGATGAATGAGTAGCCCTACCGGTCACGGCGCCGTTGGTAATAACTTTCCCGTGAACTCTACCGTCCTTACCCACAGCTTCCATCCATGACTCGATCTGACTGATACGTTTATTCAGCATCAGATACTCAGCAATGACCTGAGCCTCTGGTATCTTGATGCCTGCCAACACAGTCTCGTCAATCTTAGGAATACCTGTCTCGGTAAACTCCTTAGGCTTCCACCCAAGTTCCTTCAGCTTCTCCCCGATCTGTTGTCTGCTTCCGGGGTTGAAAGTAACAATGGAATCTTTGAGTCGCTTTCCTGTTTTGTCAGAGAATCGCTCAAGAGTGACAGGAGGCCATCTCTGTTGCATTCGCTCATATATTCCTGCCACTTTTGACTTGATGTCAGTAAGTAAGCAGGTTGTGTAGATCTGGTCAAGTTTGAATCCATTACGCTCTTGCTCCGATATGATAGCTGCCACACGATGTTCAAGGTCTACCGACTCTTGGCTAAACTGCTTCTGCTCCAGTTCACTAACCAAGTGAGAGTACAACTTAGCAGTAACTTCAACGTCCCTAATACAGTAATCAGTAAGAAGGCTGTCAATAGGATAGTCGAAACACTCATTCTTGTACTCCTCTTTCCTGTCCATCATCCACTGCCATACGGCTGCGTAGTCAATCTTGTGAAAGCCTAGAGTATTCCCCCATGCTTCGAGGCTGTGACCTGTCTCGCGGCTCGGGTCGAGTAGCCTGCTTACTATCAATGTATCGTACACTTGATTCAAACGAATCTTCGTCTTCCATAAGCGATTCAATACTGGTGCATCGAAAGAGATGCCGTTGTGCATGACTATCAACGACACGCCCTTTAAATACTCCCGCAGGTTGTCGGCTACTTTCCATGTTCTTACTTCTCCGCTGTCAATGTTTTTAGTTACGACTAGGTGTATCTTGTCGTGTGCTAGGTTTGTTTCGATGTCCAGTACGATTCTCATTTGTTTCTTCCAAAGGCCCAAAGTATTGACAACCATCCATGCTCCGAGGGGAACCTGAGAAGTAACTCTGACGATACTCCGAAGGCTTCGCCTGTGCTCGGTAGCACCTTTCAAAGTCAGGACATGAATAGTCGTTACACATGCTGATATCCGCCATGATCTTTCTCCTCATCGAATGTTAAGCCATAAACCGATCTGAGCAAAGCTATACCCAGTCCAGATCATCCCGTTAGAGATTTCTCCCTTAGTCCATTGTAGCACACCTACGATCAGGTATCCGATGCCGGTAGCGCCTACGATTAAGTGTTCTACTGTCATGTGTTGCTCCTGTCACGGATAATTTCAGCGTAGTAGCCTCCACTATCTCTCCCAGACGCATCCTCAGCACATAACTGAGCACACGCCTCTCGCTCGTCAGCGATAGCATCAGCACGGACTAGCTCGGCAAATTGCGCCAAGTCTTTTGTCCACGCCCTCCAACCCGACGACACCTTTTCTAATCCTGCTTCATTTGCCATCTCAATCACTGTTTTCATGCTTCTTATCCTCTTCAGGTTTCTCTTTAGGTTTACGGAAGATCAGATCCCAATTATCACTGAACTTCTGAGGGTCAGGGATAGGCCGTGGTGCAGATCCTTTACCGCCGTCACTTGCTGCCATCTTCGCTCTCCTTCAATCGTTTAGTAGCGTGAGTAATACACACACCACAGATATGCTTACCGTAAGGGCCTTGTACGAACTTCTGAGCAGCACTCTTAGGCGTACCACAGAAGCTACACTTAGGATCAGGCTCCTTAAAAGGGATTACATTGTCTATCATATCACTTCCTATTCATTCGGTTCAAAGAACCTCATCCTCAACTTCAATCATACGTCCAGTATACCCATTATACTGCAACTTGCAAGCAGGGCCAGTCTCACCGTTGTAACGATTCTTTGCCACTGCAATCTTGGTAAGGTGTCGTTCATCTTCGTTCTCAGCCATGCTATTCCTTTCCAAAGTAATCACTGCATCGCTCAGTTGTGCAATGGCTCCAGAGCCTCGCAACTGAGACAGGGATACACTACCACCATCCTCGTGGCCTTGGTTACCCTGAGGCCTACGAAGGTGGCTCACACAGATCAGAGTGATGTTTAGCTCCTGCACCAGTGTGCGTAGTTTTGTCATCATATTGTCAATAGCTTTACGCTCGTCTCCAAGGTCTTGGCCAGATACAACAATGCTAATGTGATCCAGAAACACAACACGACAATCACAAGCTTTCGCCATGTATCGGATACGGTTGGAGATGTTATCCACATCACTACTGCCGAAATGGTCAAATAGATAAATACGGCCGCTACCAATGGTTCCATCAAAAGCCTCCTTCAATTCCTGTTCAGTTGTAGGCGTATCAGGCAAATGCAACAACTTGTTAGCGTGCAATGACATGATACTTCGTGCTGTCTTACGGGTAGATTCTTCCAAGAAGAGTCCTCCAATGTTCCAGCTCGTTGTCTTCAGCAGATTGTACAGTATTTCACGCAAGAATTGACTCTTACCCAAGCCACTGCCTGCGGTAACTGTAATCAACTCAGCAGGTCGGATACCGTACAAGAGTTTATTCAATCCTGCCCACGGGTACAAAGCCTCTGCCACAGGCTCTGGCTTGGAGATTTCCTCCCAGAGATCAGCAGCATTGACAATGCCATCAGGAACAAACGGTGAAGCCCTCCACCATGCATTCACAAACTCCTTAGAAGCCCCTGCAATCAGGTACTCACAAGCATCCTTGTAACCGTCCTTGTACTGCATGATCTTGGCTTTGTTGCCGAACAACTCAGCCACTTCCTTAGCAGCTTTCTTCCCCGGCTCATCACCATCGAAACAGATGACTACAGAGTCAAAGGTGTTGATCCACTCGTAGTTAGCTTTGCAGTCCTTTAACGCTGCTTGAGCGCCATTACGGATGCTCACTGTAGGATAGAGACTTCCTTGCATCTGGAAAGCTGCGAGAGCATCAAGTTCTCCTTCTGTGATGGTGAGAGCCTTTCCTCCTTCGTGAAAGAGAGACTGACCGAATAGAGTTGCTCCACTGAAGTCTCCTGAGATAGAGAATTTCTTTGTAGAAACAGTGCGTTGCTTAA